AATTAAAAGACAGAAGCGTACTCTGATGAATTTCCAAAATACATTTCTTATTCCTATGGTTAATAAATGTTTGTGGAGAAAAATACAGTTTGATGTAGATAGGTATCCTATTGTAGATTATAAATTCGTACCTTATTCTACTATGGGAATTATGGCTAAAGAGTTAGAAGCACAGCAAATGGTTAGTTTGTTGCAAGCTATACCTAAAGACTCTCCAGCATTTAATATTATATTAGTGTCTGTATTCCAGAACTCTAGTATGCACAACAGAGACCAAATTGTTCAAGCTCTTATGCAAGGTATGCAAGGTAATCCACAAGAAGACCAGATGAAACAAATGGCTATGGAATTACAATTACAGCAAGCACAAGCTGATGTACAAAAAACTGTAGCAGAAGCTCAAGAAGAACAGACTAAAGCTATGAAGAATGCAGCAGAAGCCGGAGCAGCACAACCTGATGAGCTTAAGATACAAGAGAAGTTTATAAAACTACAGAAAGATTTAGCTGCTATTGATAAGATGAGAGCAGATACAGAGAATGTAAATAGCGAAACTATGAGAAACATACCAGAAGTAGAACACTTACAATCCGAAACATTATTAAATATAGCTACAGCACAAGAAAAGTTACAAGGATAATATATGTCTAAGACAGCAGCGTGGCAACGTAAGGAAGGACAAAATCCTAAAGGTGGGTTAAATGCTAAAGGCAGAGCTTCTTATAATGCACAAACTGGAGGCAATCTAAAAGCACCACAAGGAAGCGGAACAGATAGTAGACGTGTATCCTTTGCTTGTAGATTTGCCGGTATGGCGGGACCTATGATAGATGCTAAAGGTAAGCCTACTCGTAAAGCTCTTGCCCTAAAGAAATGGGGCTTTAGCTCTGAAGCAGCAGCTAGAAATTTTTGCAATAGACATAAAAAATCTTAATGGTTACAAAGAAAGAAGACGAAGAATTTTATAGAGATAGAATCGAATTATTAGAAACTGAAGGATGGGCAGACCTTATAGAAGAATTAAAGGTTATGTCTGAATCAGTTAAGAGATTAGAATCTATTGATAACGAAAAAGACTTGTGGTTCGCCAGAGGTCAGTTGTCAATTCTAAGACAGATGATTGTTTTAGAAGACGCAACAAAAGCAGCGATGACAGAACTAGATAACTAGCGTCATCTTTTTACAACTTCATAACCCTAACGGGCGGAGACAATGATATGAGCAATATAGTAGTAGACCCTGTTGACGAATCAGCAGATGTAGAGGTAGAAAACACAGTAGAACCTGAAGAAACCCTAGAGGCTGGGGAAGCAGAAACACAAGAACCTGCTTTTGAAGTCCCGGATAAATTCTCAGGTAAAAGTGTAGAGGATATAGTCAAAAGCTATCAGAACTTAGAACAAGAACTTGGACGTAAAAGCCAAGAGATTGGAGAGTTAAGAAGTTTATCAGACAGTTTTCTCAAAGCTGAAATATCTAGAAACGAACCACAGACAAGTCAAGCGACACAAAACTCAAACAACGAAACAGAAGAAGATTTCTTTGAAGACCCCAATAAAGCGGTCAATTCTTTAATAGAAAAACATCCTAAGTTTCAAGAATTCCAACAGTTCCAAGCTCAACAACAACAAAACACGAGCAAAGCACAGTTGGAAAAGACTCATCCTGATTATATAGATATTGTACAAGATTCAGGATTTCAAGATTGGGTACAAGCTAGTAAATTTAGAACGGACTTATTTAAAGAAGCAGATGCTTACAATTATGATGCAGCCGATGAATTACTTACGCACTGGAAAGAGCGTTCTGTAATTGATAAAACTGCAGAAGTAAAAGAACAGCAAGAAGCTACAAGAAAGAAAGCTCTAAAATCTAGTAAGACTGAATCTAGAAGTTCTGCTGAATCTACAGCAGGTAAGAAAACATACCGTAGGGCAGACCTAATACGTCTTAAAGCAACAGACCCTAATAGATATGCAGACTTAGCTGATGAAATATACAGTGCCTATGCTGAAGGTAGAGTCAAATAATTTGATTATACTATAACACAGGAGTAATATTATGGCTACAGGTGTCATCGGCACTAACCATCAAACGGTTACTACAGGTGCGAACTTCATCCCAGAAATCTGGTCAGATGAAACTATCGCAGCGTACAAATCGAACTTGGTGGTAGCTCCCCTAGTTACTCGCTTGAATCATAAAGGTAAAAAAGGTGATACTATTCACATTCCAACGCCGACTCGTGGTTCTGCGACTTCTAAGGCAGCAAATACAAAAGTAAAAATTCAGGGCGATACTCACGGTACTACCAATCTTTCGATTGATAAGCACTATGAATACTCTGTATTAATTGAAGATATCACAGAAGTTCAAGCATTGAGCTCTCTCAGAAAGTTCTACACTGACGATGCGGGCTATGCTCTCGCTAAGCAGGTGGACACTGACCTACTAAATCTTACTGAAGGTTTACAGGGCGGTACTGTAGGCGGTGCAGCAGCAGCTTCTTGGGAAAAAGCGTACATCGGTTCAACTGGTGCGACTTTATACACTGGTAACTCTTCTAACGCAGCAGACATTACAGATGCAGGAATCAGAGCATTGCTACTGAAACTTGATGATGCGGATGTACCAATGGACAATCGTTCATTAATCATTCCACCAATCTGTGCTAATGATTTGCTAGGCATTAACAGATTCACTGAGCAACAGTTTATTGGTTCTGGCGATGCTATCCGTACTGGTAAGATTGGACAAATCTACGGTGTAGACGTGTACATTTCATCTAACTGCCCTACAGCAGCAGGTAACTCTGATACTGATAGAGTAGGTGTATTACTACACAAAGATGCAATCGCTCTAGCTGAACAGGTTGGTGTTCGTTCACAAACTCAGTACAAGCAAGAGTACCTTGGAGACTTGTTTACTTCGGACACTATTTACGGTGTTGGAGAAATGAGAAATAACGCAGGTGTTGCGTTTGTAGTTCCGGGCTCATAAGTTAATTGAGCAGTAGCCCTTTCTTACGAGAGGGTTACACTGAATTAATTAGGAGTTATTATGCCTTTTTATGATTTTGAATGTAAGAACAAACATACTACAGAGATGTTAGTATCTTACAGTAAAAGAGAAGAGACTCAGATTTGTGAAGAATGTGGAGAACCTGCTCATTATAAATTAAGTTTTTGTACTAATTTTCAATACGGTAGCAACTATAGTTCTTTTGCTGCTGATACTCATAAATGGAATATGAGAGAACAGAAAAGAAAGTCAATGACAGAAAGTCAAATGAATCAATCTTACACAGGATAGTATGGCTACTAAAAGAAAACATTTAAGTTTATTTGAAGATTCTTCTAGTCGTCTAGAGCTAGAAGCATTTAAGAATAAAATTAAAAAGTTATACGATGAAATTTTAGAGCGTACATATAAAATAGAAAATCCTGGGGCTAGTCCTGAAGAGGTTGCAGCATACGTTGAAGAAAATGGTTTAGAGTTTCCGGACGATAGTGTTGATGAAGAAACTAGCGAAGTAGACAATCTAATGGAAATGTTAGATAGTATGACTGAAGAACAAGACGTACTTGAACCCGTTACAGATTTATCTATGGAAAACAAACCTAAAGAATATAAAGGTACAGAACCTTCTTCTAAGTCTCACGAAGCAGGTCTTAAAGTCGAGACAACAGAATATAAAGATAGGATGGGAGGATTGTTTAGTGTCAAGACAGACGAAAGAAAGAGAACAGCTACTAAAGCACCTCAGATTCCTACCGGCAAGGGTATTAAAAGAGATACTTCCACAGCTCAACAAATAGCTTTCGCTCCTTTAGTAGAGCAATTTAAAGATGAGTTAAGAAGTTTATCTGAAAGACAAGCAGCAGGTGTAAGACATTTTAGAGAGGGATTATAGTGGGCAAGAGACTACCTTGGAGAAAAGCAAAAACTTTAGCTATGCTTGCCAACAGAAGGCAGTTTCAAAGAGAGTTTGATGTTAATGAATCTTCTGCTGCAGAAATAGAAATTGAACAAGGTGGCTATTATATTATTACTGAGACATCCTCAAGTGCTACACCTAACTACATTATTACGGAGTAAATATGGCAACAACTAAAGTATCAGCCTTATCAGCAAAAACCTCATTAGCAGGTAGTGAGGAACTATTAATTAATGACTCTGGTACTTCTAAGAAAGTAACAGCCACAAACTTACTAGCAGGTGTATCAGTTGCCGATGGCTCTATTTCAACAGCTAAAATTGCAGATGATGCAGTTACAGAAGCTAAACTAGCAAATGCAATCAATACAGCTATTGCTGCTAACACCGCTAAGACAGGTATTACTACAAGCCAAGCAAATGCAATAACCGCCAATACAGCTAAAGTAACTAACGCTACTCACACAGGA